ACTCCAAGGTTTAGGTGGGTGGATTGGGTCTTGAAAAGCGGCCTTTTCAGAATCCAAGGTAGGAGTATTCTTATAAGGAGGCACTATAGAGCACTCAGTTGAAATCGAAATGCAGCTAGGGGCAGATGTAGTAATCAGACAAAAATTTACGAACGTAATAGATACCGAAGAAGAAGCAAGAAACTTTGGAGAAGAATGCGCCAAAGTAGCATGGGCATTCATGGGAGGCTTCGGTGAAGTCGAACTTGAAATCGACGACGGTTGAAGTATGTCCGAACTGCGGCGATTTCACCGAATCCTTAAATGAAACGACAGGATTTTGTAAAAAATGTTCTCCAAGGGTATGTTCGCGCTGTGGCGAGGTTCCTCCAAATGACGGACATAGCCTCTGTATAGCATGTCAACGGGAGTTATGGTGGGAAAGAAACGCAGATCAGTTAGAAGTCTACATAGCTCAAGGGCAAACTCTATCCGAAGCAAGAGAAAGGATAGAAGTTGAAAACAGAGCGATTTGTATTTCATGTTCCCAACCGATTCCTGGTCGTCACAGGGAAACTACACTTTTTTGCGCGAGAACAGAACAATGTCGAAAAGCAAAAAGGAGCTACATCTGGAAAATCGAAAAAGGAATCCCGAGAGACTTAGCATTAGAGGAAGTAGTAGAACAATTACAAGTTGAGAGCATTCTACGGGAAGTGGTGACAAATGGCAACAACCTATGAACCCGCTTCTTTCCAAGTTTCGGATTTAGAGCAACTTGAGGCTCTAGGCAATTCCGCAAATTGGAGTGAAATGGGTGCGTATAAGACAACCACAATCTTGTGGTTGCTACAACGCAAGCTTAAGGAAAAGACCGCTCCAAAGATTCTCGTAATCACTACGAGGTCTGGAAAAGGGACATATTTCAAACATGCCCCGGTTCTCGATCCGGATTACGAAGTCTTTAATGTCCAAAGGCAGAAGATTACACTTGTGCTGGAGGATATGGAGATCCCTTACGATGAAATTCCCTCAAATGGGAATTTTCCCATGCTCTTTGTTACTCACTACGATGTTTTCACTAACCGAAAGCCTCGTAAGAACAAAGCGGCTGACGTAGAGGATTACGAAGATGAGCAGCAGAATAAAGAGCTAGCTGCAATTATCGAGGAAGTTACAGAAGGCAAGAAACCTACTCAGGGTTATCTAGAGCAACTGCTGGATATTGAGTGGGATGCTGTGATTCTCGATGAAGCTCATCGAATCAAGAACCGCTCAACAGGTTGGACAAAGAACATCAAGAAGTTGAAGGCAGACTTCAAGCATGTTATGACCGGCACCGGATTCATCAATAGACCCGATGAAATCTGGTCGCTGTTCAACTTCCTCGAACCGCGTATGTATACTAGCTATTGGCGGTTTCGTGAGAAATACTGTTGGGAAGAAGTGGACTTTTCTGGCTTTAGGAAGATTCGCGGTATTAAGCCCGATATGGAAGATGAGTTCAAACAGCTCATTCGCGGTATTGGGCCTAGACACACAAAGCGCGAGGTATTCCCGAATCTGCCAGAACCGATCTACTCGCCTGTGGAGGTTTCACTTAATCCGACGCAGCAAGCGATGTACAACGGTATTAAGAACTTCCTACAAGCGGCGGATCAAAAGGGTATGTCACTTATGGTACCTAACATTCTCGCTGCATTGCAGCGGTTGCGTCAGGTATGTGTGGCAACTCCTGAAGTGGTCAACGAGTATTACGACCGTGAGCTAGAACGAATGATTCAGGAGATTCGTCTAGTAGAGCCGTCGTCTAAACTCGATGCGCTAATGGAAATCATTGACGGATTGGAATGGGATAGCGAGAGGAAAGATCAACTCGTCGTATTCTCCCAATTCAAAGATCCGTTGGAATTGCTGAAGAAGCGGCTGGATAAGAAAGATATTCCATATCTCCATCTTCAGCAGAAGGATAATGATCGAACCCGATACGAGAAGTGGTCTGAGATATTCCCGAAACGAGAACATCAGGTATTTCTCAGTACATTGCAATTGGGATCAGAGAGCATTTCGCTAACTTCAGCTACTACGTGTGTGTTTCTAGACCGTAGTTGGTCGCCGAAGGATAACATGCAGGCAGAATCGCGTGTATGGCGTCCAGGTCAAGAAGAGGTAGCTAACATGATTCACATTAATGCGATCGGCACCGTAGATGCGCGAGTGCTGGCAGTTAACGAAATCAAGCAAGGTTGGTTCAAGCAGATCTTCGGATAATGAAATACGCCAAGCGGAATGCGTTGCTGCATGAACAACGCGTGTTGGAAATGCAGCAACGCAAACTAGAAGAGTATATCCAGTCAATTCGGGATGAGCAGCCGCTAATGAATGGTGTCGGAGAGGCTGAGGTTGTAGTGACAGCACTCATATCCGCTGTTCTTCTTGATTGGCGTAGGAAGTGGGATGCAGAATATGACAACAATTCTGTAACCAGTACTTCGTATAATCAATTTATAGGTCCTATGACTTATCTAGTGGAGCAGACAGGATTGCCTCAAAGAGCCATTTATCGGGCAATGCATGGCGAAACAAAGCATGTATCATTCACCCATGCAGAGAAGATTCTAATGGCGATAGATCGAGAGTACATGCTATCCAATGGAGAAATCCCTGTTATTCCAAATCCACGATGGTCAATGCAACGTTGGACTAAGTATATGGCTAGTAGAGGCTGTACGACCGACGACGTTTAATCGGTTATGCAGATAAGGACGTTTCGAGCTTGACTTCGAACAGGAAATATGTTAAGCTGGGAGCTGTCTCGCTCCTCATCGAGACAGGTCATAAGGGGGTTGTTGGGCCTATCCAGGTAACCCCCTTATGACACCTACGGGAATAAGGAGGCAAAATGCATTACCGCTGGTTTGACCAGCAAGACACACGTAACCGCTTTGCGCGGGTTTTGTGGGAATCTGACCTACTCAACTCTGGCGAAGATATCCTCGATTTCTACGAGAAGCCATACAAGTGGGACGAAGAGTTCCTTATCTGGCTTTCGTATGGTTCACCCGATTCAGAGTCACTAGCTTGGGACGATTTCCTAGCTAAAGTACAAAGCTTGTCTAACCCGCCGCCACTAGATGAGTAAGCTAGAACCTACTGCTTTTATTCGGCCACCGAAGATACCGTCGAAGTTCGACGTAATACCGATTCATGCTTCGGATCGGGGTACCTTCAAAACATGCAGGCGAAAATGGGAATGGTCGAGTCCCATGAAGATGAATCTAGTACCGAATGTAGAGCAGACGGGAATAGATATACGGCTTTGGTTTGGTAGCGGAGTGCATTATGCTCTCGCTCAATACTACGATCCTGTCATACAACGCGACCCGGTTGAGACATTCAAATCGTGGTGGCAATTGCAATATCATGGCGGCTTGGTAACACAAGAACTAGCTGAGCTAAGCTACGATCGCCGTCCTAAACGACAGGGTGTAGTATTCAAGGTAGATGGTCTAAAGGATATGCTTCCTGTAAGCGAAGATTTGGAAGCATATGAAGATCATCTAGACCTGGGCATAGGCATGCTGGAATTCTACAAAGAGTATGCCGAACGAAAAGATAACTTTGCGGTGATATGCGAAGAACGCACGTTCTCGGTGCCTATCGTTGATAGAGAAGGCAATGTATTAATGATGGTAGATCCGAGAGACGGAGTTGTCAAAGAAGTCCATCTAAGAGGAACGCAGGATGCTATCATCCAAGACCTCAGTAGTGGACAATATGGCATCATGGAGCATAAGACAGCAGTTTCCATAGATGAGAATTATCACCGAAAGCTGGAAAAAGATGAGCAATGTACGACATATATGTATGCTGCTGAGTGTGAGGCCCGACTTCATGGTCTGGAATATGACCGGGTTAGCTTTGTACTCTACAACGCCTTGCGAAAAGCATATCCAAAACCACCTACGTCTGTTAGAAACGGACTATTTTCTGTCAACAGGCAAACAGAGTCCACTACATACGAAATGCTCATGGCTTATATACAACAGAACGGGTTGGAGCCTATTGTATTCGGTGATTCAGAAATCGGTATCGAACCCGATCTAAAGCTTAAGGCATATGTGGACTATGTAAAGGAACAGGGCGATGAGCAATTCATCGTCCGTACTCCAGTAAGACGTAATAGAGCAGAAATTGAGTCATGCGGAGAGCGAGCATACATGGAAGCTCTCGATATGCTCGATAGTCCGCGCATTTACCCGAACCCCACAGGGGCATATTCTTGCCTCAATTGCATTTTCCGAGTTCCATGCATTGCGAGAGATGATGGAAGTAGTTGGGAAATGATCCTGCAAGACAACTTTGAAAGCAATTGGACAAGATAAAGGAGGTGAATAGATGAGCGAGCAGGAGCAGGAGCCGCAGGCACCGGCAGAAGAATCAGAAGCAGAAGAAGCACCCGAAGCTCCAGCAGAGGAGGAAACTCCAGCAGAACCAGCAGCGGATGAATCAAGTGAATGAACTAACAGACGAATTCATTGACCAGCTCATACAGGAAGAGAAACGGCCAAAACCGGATCATATTCCCACACCCATAAAATCTCGTCCTAGGGCAGCAATGATATTCGATCCAGAACAGAAGGGACCGATTACATATCACGATAAAGAAATGCGTTGTGCAAGTAGAGGATGTTCGTCACCTACATACGTTAAGATACGTGGCGTACCTCGTTGTTCAGCGCATGCTCTTAGGGAAGCAAATGATATGCTAACCGAGGCAGGTTTTAGAGGAGCTTAATGCCGCAACCCGAAAACCATGAACAAAAAGAATTTCTAGCTCAGACCAAACTAGACGAAGCTGTCTATGCGCTTTTGGAACTTGGCTGGACAGAAGATGATATCATGGATAAAGTGTCTGATCTAGCGAGTAATTTTGAAGGGGGTGACGAATAACGTCTAACGTAACGCCGATCGAGGTAAGTCTCAAAGAAAAGCTAGGCGTACAAACTCCCGCGACTATGCCAGAATGGATTAGCATGTTCATCTATGGTGAGCCGGGAGTTGGCAAAACGTATCTTTTTGGTACTGCTCAGGATTACGAAGCTACATCGCCAATGTTGCTTATTGACATTGAGGGTGGTACAACTACACTCCGCAAGCGCAAAGACCTGGAAATCGTGCCTGTGCGGAGTATGAAGAAACTCGTGGAAATCCAGAATACGCTATATCGCGAGAACGAATTGTCATATCGTTGTGTTGCTCTGGACAACATGAGTGAACTACAGTCTCTTGATATGCAGGTAATCATGCAAGAGGCATATAATCGCAACCCCGATAAGGTGGACATAGATGTTCCGAGTCCGCGAGAGTGGGGTAAGTCAAGAGAGCATCTTAGGGCAATTACTCGGTCATTCCGTGACCTACCTTGCCATGTTCTCTTTAGTGCTCATGTTCACGAAAAAATAGAGGAGGGACAGCCTACACGATATTATCCTGGTTTTGGTGGTAAAGCAAGAGTCGATCTACCTGGATTCTGTGACATAGTTGGTCTAATGACCGTAGAGCATAGCGGGAATGAAACTAAGCGGAGAATTCAGTTTGTAGGTTCTAGACGGGTATTGGCTAAGGATCGTTTCGATGCCCTTGGCGAAACCGTCGTCAATCCATCTATCCCATCACTTTGGGAGAAACTTTACGAAGGAGAATAATGCCACTTCTGGATCTAACTGAACGAGAGGATGCATCATTTGAGCCAATTCCAGCAGGCAAGTATCGCGCTTCTGTGTTTGAGGCAGAAGAGCGTGCAACTGGGGGAGGCGGCAAACTTCCCGAAGGCACTCCTATGATTGCTATTCAGTGGAAGTTGGAAGAGGCGCTTTTTGATGCTGGTATGAACATCGAGAATCGTCGTGTATTTTCGCAGAATGTTGTACCTCCGAAGGAAATCGACGGAGAGCCGTACAAGAACTACAAGATGATGAATGGTATTATTTTCAGACTCTTGGAATCAATTGGTTATACCGAGGCTGAGCTGTCGTCAGGGGATTTCGAGTTGGACTATGACGATATGAAGGGCAGAGAGGCTATCCTTACAGTTGGTCGCTACACGTACAAAGACCCCGATACAGCGGAAGAGACTGTGCGGAATAACGTAAAGGGGTTTAGGCCCGTAAGAGAGGCAGAAACAGCTTCGGGCGTTCTTTAATCTGACATACAAGTACGGGGGGAGATTCGTCGCCTCCGCAGGTCGATACGGGTTTCCCCCCGTAATATATAAGTGCCGCAGGCTGTCGCCAAGACCAAGCTAAGACAGAGTTTCTTCGAATACCTCTTCGAAGATAGACACGGCTACTTATGTTTAGCTCTCGCAAATCGTGGCGATGCGAACAAGGCCAGAACTACATTCCGCCGCATCTTCTATGAATGGCCTAATGGTAAAAGTGATCTTATGGAGATGATTGACTCTAGCCTAGCTA